TCCAGTGTAGCGCCATAGTTGTCGTCTATGTACAGGGGCGATACTGCACCGCTGCCAGTGTTGGTCAACAAGAATGTCAGCTTGTAGAAACGATTTTCCAAGGTGTTGATGTGAGTGGCATCCAGAACAAATGTGCCCATGCCTGTGGTGATATCGGCAAAGGTCACTGCATAGCTGTTGACAGTCGTTTGGTTTGTGGGATCCTGTATCTGTGCGGATACTGTGTAACCAGTCAAGTTAACAAACTTTTGATCTTGGTTACGGAACAGGACTTGGATAGGGTTGTCTACACCTTGATAGACTTTGATAGGGCGACTGTACACGACTCGGTTCCTTACTGTAAATATGCTGGGATCAAATACTTGAACCTCTGCTGTATTGGGGTAAATGTAGGCTTTTACTGTTATCATTTCTGGGCCTTTTACATATTTAGCAAGAAAACAAAACCCATGTCCAAACCAAAAATAAATAAAACGTGGACAAAATTAAACAACTATTGGCGCAATATCCCTACTTAACCCTATTGACCTACGGAGGCAACGAGTACGTGGGCATCATACAGAATGCCGACGAGCAGATCACTACAATCTATGATTTTGCCAGCCTGAAAACTGCTGAACAAAAGGTCTTGTTCCTACAGTTGGGCGATACCTGGTGGTGGGAAAGCAATAGGATTATACCCATCAATGTGTTTTTGAAAACAGAATGGGCGCCGTTCAAGTTCTGCGTTAAAACCATGAACAGCAAAGACGTTGAGATTAAACTAGGCCCTCAAGTTAGCCTTAAAGAAATGGCCATGAAGCGCAGCAAGCGCCGCAGCATTACCTTAGTGCGTAAGGTTAACTAATTGTAAAAGTTCTTCAACTGTAATAGAACTTGTTGCACCTTTACTGGTATTCTTCTTTGCTTCTATGACTTGTAAATTTGCAGGATGGTTAACAACTTCTTCAGATAGTCCTGCTCGCCACGCATCCATAATACTCAACTTATGGTCGACATGATATGTTTGTTGTCCTAGGATATAACCTTGGTCCTTGGCCCACTTTTGTGCCCGCTGTCTGATAAATCTAGCATAGTGTCTATATTCTTTTGCTAACTCTGGAGTTAAGGTTCCAAACTTTTCACGTTTTGTCTTTAACATTTTTGCAGTCACTTCCGGGACACCAGCACAAAACTTAAAAAAAGTTTCTTTGGTTTTCTCTTTGCGTTTTATTGCTTCCGGACGAGACCAATGCTCTTTTATTCTTTTAGAGTGAGATTCAATATACGATGAACAATGTTGCGTTGTGTTAACGCACAAATATCTTCCACCGGTGTTTCTGAATAGAGCAAGTTTACCGCAACCCTGTTCGCATAGTTGTCCGTATGGGATAGGGTCGTGAGTATGTTTATGATACGAATACATCTGAGGATTATTGCTTACATAATCACAATGTTCGCATTTGCGAGGATAGTTTATTTTAACGTAGTCTTTTGGTGCTGGCATACTATTATTTAGTATGCTTTCAAAAAATCACACGCCTTGTTCGCAAAGTAAATTTATATGAACTACTACTAAATGTGCGTAGGATATCGAATGGCTCTTCTTAAATGTATATTCTTCGGTAGCAGTCCAGATGGTCTCTGCTACTTCTTTCCAGCTCTTACCAATCAAGTGACGTTTGCCTGGCCGTATGATGGCCAGGAACATGGCCATTCTAGGAATCGTATCCACGGGCTCGGGCATCTTTAATAGTGTATCATAGTGATTACTGATGTGTATTAAACGAGCACAGAATTCAGGGTCATAAATCCTAGCCCAGTCTGGCTCACGTGCCATTAAGTCGGTCAAATGTTGTTCACTCTTAATCTGTGTATATAAAGATACATTCAGGAAGTCCAACTTGGCATAGCCACGTTCTTCTGCCAGTTTGTGATCAATGCTGGCACAGCCCACAAAAGGATCTGTGGGGATATCTGTCACATATATCCCTGTGTTGTGCTTGATTAGTTTTCCATCACGAATAATTCCTGCAGGCGTATGCTGGAGTAATTTTAGTGCTTCTTCCCTGTTAGGGAAATCGATATCGATGTCTGATTTAAATTTCATTTAAATAATTTTCAATTAAAAAATCAGCAAAATATTCATGACCTTGAAAGTTTATATGTCCAATATCATATTTTTTACCGTGTATTTCTTGGATATGTTTAGATACTCTAGGAAAATCTTTGCATATATCTACAAAAGAACTGGTGAAAAAGTTTATTACATTTTTATCAACAAATAATTCATCGTAAAATGGTTTAATAAAAGGGGTATTAAAATCCACCGGTTCTTGCAAACATGATGATAACAATATCAATCTAACATTATTTAATTTGCACCAATTACTCAGTAATACTGACTGCTGGAGTAGCGTAGTAGTTTCTGCCTCAATATTATATTGTGTTACCCATTCTTTAGCATAGGATTTTAGCTCGGATGGGAAAACTGTAGAGCTCAACCAATCTAGTCCAGTTACAAATTGATAACTTGCAAATCCCCCATCATTGGAATTTTTCCACTTAGTGGGTTGTATATTTTCATCCCATACTTCTGACCGGATGGTGAAACTCAACGATATTATCGCAGTAATATCTTTTTCTGTTTTTTTTAATTCTATTAGATCTCTTAGACTAGTTCTAAATATCCGAGAATTACAGGACCCTGGAATCCCTGCGTTGATAGATTTTGTGTTTAACTTTTCTTTAAGATAGTCACTGTAGACTTTTCCGCCTGACATAACGGTGTAGCTATCGCCATTTACATAAATCATAGTCCTGCTGCCTTTAGTATGTCTTTGCACCACTGCGATTCTTCTGCGTAGTCTTTTAACTTTTGCTGCCAAGTGTCGGGATCAATATAGGGCAGGATCATGGCAATCTGCTCTTCATCCATTCTTTCCAAGCAGGCCACTCCACTATCGCAATTAAATATAACCCAAGGACTAATGCGGCCGCTTGCAATGTGATGGCATATCCTATTAACATTAGCATAGCGAAAATAGTCGTTAAAACCGTTCTTGAGTTCAGGGTGTGCTTCTGCATATTCTGTCATTTCCTTGATGGCACGTTCCATGGCATCCTGTGGCATTTCCTTTTTCAAGTAGTCCAACATCCACTGTTCGTATAGACTGTCTCGACACCAATAGTCTAGTTTCTTGTTGTTCTTTAAGAGCCAGGTAGTAAAACTAGTAAAATTGATAGCACGTATAGCCACACAATATCGTCCGTACTTAATGAAAGCACTATAATAAGGACTAGCAGCGAAATCCTCGTAAGACTTGCTGCGGGTGGATGACTGTGTTGACTGGTAGAATTGATTGTAGGCTCTATATCCAAACTGAACTCCTGTTTCGTTTTGTTGTTGCGCTCTGCGTTTTTGCTCACAAAGATGTGACGCAAGCGTAGTTTCCTTGCGAAATAGTTTGTCACAGTAACGGCACTTATAGGTCGGACTTGATTCGTTTGTCGTCCCACCCGTGTGCTCTTGCAAGTTGCTTGAGATCATCTTTACTATTGATTCTGGCGAGTAGTTTAATTTCATCGTATCTCAATTCTGGGTATAGCTCTGCCAAAAACTTTTCTGCTTTGTTGTTTGCACTATCTTTTTTCTTTGCTGCCAGCCACTTGTGATGCTGTTTGCCCATGCCTGGACTTACTGTGGTTGCTAGTAGCCATTGAAACTTCTTGTGCTGGCTTGTACTGATGTCAAAGAAGTTCTTGTTCAGTCTTTCGTTTAGACTCATCAAGTAGTAGGCCTGCATGTCATTGCTGCCCTGCACATCCGAACCCCACCGTATCATCAGGAACGGACTGAACTTTTTCTTTTCTTCGTCCGATAGTTCGTCATAGAAGTTTCTGTTCTTCTTGTCGAACTGTTCCATCTCATAGCCAATGTATAATTTATCTAGGGAGCCTGCCATTTTGGCCTTTCAGTAAGTGGTAAAGTTCCACACAACGTTCACGGTATTCTACCATTGCTGGGTGTGTGCTGCGACGAATCTGGCCCCATATCATAGACTCACGAATTTGTTCTATTGTACTAGGATCTTCTCGTACTGTTGCACGGTTTGTAGTACCTGCTTCACGTGAGTATATTGTAACACCCTTGTCGGGACTTTCAAATACACTAGTCATTGTATTTGTCCTTATCTGACATGACAGGTTCGCCGGTTAATGGCCATTGAATATCGTATCTACTCCAATTAAAGTTTTCCTCAGCCGACTTGTTGTAAGGAGCGTCGACTATGTACTGTACGATTGCCTCATCGCTTATGACAAGATATCCGTGTGCATACTCAGGCGGAATCAGTAGTGCTGTGTTGCCGTCCAAGGTGACTGCACACCAAGCACCAGATTCTGGGTTTAGTACCACATCGTAAATTCTACCTTTAATGGGCATGACCAATTTGGTTTGATCCTGTCTGTGCATACCACGCAGCACATTGTGGCAACTGGTGGCAATGTTCAACTGCCTAAAATCACCACGCATTTTATCTGTGCTTTTCCACAGTTCGCAGAAGTCACCGCGTTCATCTGCATACTTGGTATGTTTGATAATTTCTACACCGGGCAATAGTTCGTTATGTTGCATTACCACACCCTTGAATAATCTACTACTTCGCTTTGACGACTGATGTCTTTAACAAAGTAAACACACATGGGACCTTCTTTGTTCATTTCCAGGGGTACTGCCAACATTTGGCCAGGTTTCAGTTTGGGGAAATACCATTTGACGTCTTGATAGATGTCCACAATCTCTACTGGATAAAAGTCTGGGCTGAAACTGGTCTTGGGATTGAAGGCAAATGCACTGAATCCGCGATCGTTGATGCTGGTCAAGGGTACTACTTCAAGGTCGCCTACATCTTTTTCGCCAATTAGTAACTGCCAGTCTACGGGCATCTTGACAATGTGATTGCCAATCTTCAATACCAAGGCAGGACTGTTGAAGCTCTCCATAAAGATTAGGGGTATGTAAAAGTAATCAGGTTCCTTGGGGTTGCTGTTATCTAGTACGCAGAAATTGAGTTCATCAACTTCATTAGGGATTTCATCAAGCTCATAGGCTTGGTTTTGTAGTGTTAGTATTCTCATTTATTTGTGGTACAATGTATTTCTTTAAAAAGGTCTTCTCAAATTCAGTAAAATAAGGTCCCACATAAGGGCCGTTATTCTCTGGATTTGTATTAGTCTTATGATATAACAACAGACGATCAAAGTCAACCTTTATCTCGTCGGTTAAAAAAATATTGTTTCCTTGTCCTTGCTTTAGTTCATTTATTTTGCAATTTAGCTGGTAATACGACATCGCAACAAGTTCTTTTGGATCATGCACAAACCAAGTTTTAGAATCCATGTGCAGTTGTTGGCATCTCCCATGCACATCACTGTTGGCTATTTGTTTGGCATCTGTCAGGTATTCAGTGGACTCTGTACCTTGTTCATTAATGGGCCAGTAGAACACAATAGCAGGAACCTGCAGACAGTGTGCCAAGTGCATGATACCGCCTTCGTATCCAATCACTGCATCGCAATAGTCATAGATTAATCGTGCTTTATCCTCAACTGTAAGCTGCATCTGATTAAATGTTATGATGTCGTACTTCTCTGACAGATAACAAATAAGCTGCATCCAATCTGATTTTGCATGGTATCTATTAAACGGAAATTCTTTTGAATCGTAGCTGGATTGAAATCCATTATTGTCACAGGCAATTCCAATGCAGGGCTTTTTGTTTTGATTTTTGAATTTGTCATGTGTAATGTAAGGACTGAAAAATTTAGCATAATCACATAACAATTGGTCGTGATGTAGGGTGAAATCCAATTGGTCAGCTGTTACTGTATTAACTTTGATTTTGTTGTCGCCTATGTCAAACAGTTTTAACAAACTAGGAATTGGACTGTCAGTACCTACAGTAAGTGATATTGGCACATTGGCATCAAGTAGGGTAGATAGTACAATGATATTTGAACCAAGACTCCTACCAGTCTGCACGTACTCTATCACCGCCAGTTTACCTTCTCGACAGTAAACGGGTAATTCGCTTCCTTGTAGAAGGCCTTACGCTTTGTGAGGTGTCTTTTCGCAAACTTGCAGTTGCTTGTGATGTCCCATATCTCGACATGGTCTTTATCCTCCGCTTTTCTAATGCCTCGCCCAATGCTTTGTATAACCCTAACAAAGCTCTTTCCGGGCTCAAGAAGAACCAGATTAAAAATACGAGGAATATTAAGACCCACAGCGGCCACACCATAAG